GAACACTCTCCACGGGGCGATGAGTGCAGACGCGGCCAGCGGTAGCTCGGCCTCGTCCACAGCGGCCGCAGTGCCAACGACAACGGCCTCGCGGTGCTCGTAGAAGTGCGACGCGAGCATTCGGATGGCCTGTCGAATGGCCGTCGGTACGCTGGCCTGGTTGGCCCAGCCGCAGGTAAATTCGATCTCGATGGGGTCAGTGTTCCGAAGCGTCTCCGTGGGCCAGTCTTTCTGGTATTCCAGTACGATCTGGCCCGGCGTGCGCGCGGTGGAGACTCCGTAGTTACTGCTGGCAAATGTGTGCTGTACGCCGATGGAGTCGGTGTACTTGACGTAAGCCACCGACACGAGCGGCGAGTAGGGTATGGTGATGACGCCGGTATCGGGGAAGTAGTCCAGATACATGCGCCAAGTCTGAGTCGCGAATCGACGATTCGAGACCACCTCCAGATGGTTAATCGCCGCCTGGACGTAAGGGCTCAACTGCTCGACCGGCTGACCCATGGCGCGGGAGTGCGCTTCAAAGTCGCTGTCGGACAGCGCCCAGAACGTCGGCGGCGTCACCAACTGGAGGCGGTGCTCAATCATTAGTCGATCTCAGTAGCAGTAGCCGAGCCGCCGAACCGCGAGCCGGCAAGGGCGATGGCAATACCACCCAGCACCGGCGAGTCGACGACCTCGACAGCTTTCAGCCGCACGTACGAATAGCCAGCGTTGGCCAGCTCCTCGGCGTGCACCTGGATAGCGTAAATCTGCGAGGCGCCAGCCGTCGTGGTAAAGCCAGCCGCAGTGCGGGCCGTCATCGCGCCCTGCACGTCGGTCGACGTGATGGACTTCGAATAGAACGGCACGGCGGTCGTGTTGGTTGGGACGATGTCATCACAGGCCTCGACCGTAATGGTCGAGGTTCCCGTGGCGCCCGCGCCCTTGTAAACCACGAACAAGGCGCTGTTAAAGTTGCCGAGCGAAACAACGTCGCTCGCTACCGTTCCGCTAAACGCATCGGCCACTGGATCGAGGCCTTTGACGAAGTGGAGGTTATTTAGAAGTTCGTACGGGATCATATTGGTTCCTCCTTGTTAGGCGCGAGCGTCGACCGTTACGAACGGCGACAAAGTGTTGGAGCCCTTAAACGGAGTAATGGGCTGCTTGACCGACGACTGGCCGTTGACGTCGATGGACCACTTGAACGTCATCTCGTCGTAAATAAACCGAACGTGCATCGACTGCGCAGCGCGTAAGCCGCCCTGCGTGATAACGACATATTTCGACAGGTTCGCGAGCACCACGTCGCCCTTGTCGCCGAGCGTTTCGGCCTGTTCGACGGGGATGACCGGGAAGCCGAGGAACGTGCCGTACTGAACCGTGCCGGCGACGCTGTTGTTCGGCAGGAACACCGGCTGTTGGCCCACGGTGAGAAGCGGGAACTGGCCGATCGTGTCGGGATTGCAAAGCCAAACGATGCGGTCGCCGGGCTCGCGGTAGAGACGGGACAGCATCGAAGTAGCGTTCTCAATTACAAACGTATCGGCGGCCTGGCCGGTCTTCTTGGCGACCGAGACCATCAGGGCGCCGCCGTAGTTCTGCACTGAGAAGCCGAGCGGTTTGCCGACGCCGTCGCCGCGCCAAATGGCGTCGTCGAGTTTGAACGCGATTTCGGAAGCAAACGCATTTTCAAACACCGTCGCCATCGCGGGAGCGTTGCGAAGCAAACGCTCGGTAGCATAGGCCAGACACTTCAGCGATTCGAGACGGATCTCGTGACGAGACAGCTTCGGCTTGGTGGCGGTCGGCGCATCAGCTTCGCCCGTCCAGTAGGCCTGCACGCCACCCCAGCGAGAACCGTTGGCGCGGCTCGTCTCGTCGATGTACGGCAGCTCAAGCGAGTCGCTGCCTTCGCCGATCGGGATATTGGTGCAAAGCGGGAAGATCCGCGCCGTTTCGCGGGCCTTGAGCAGGAGCGCCGTCGAGAACTCGGTCCCGATGGCAAACCCACCGTCCGCGGGAACCGCGGCCGACGCGCCCGAGGCCGTCAGGTTCTGCCCAAACAGTCGCTTATCGATCTGGCCGCCGAGCCCCTGGAAGGCTCCGCGCGGGCTCTGCGCGTACGCAATAGCCGCCAGCTGCTCGCCGACGGACTCGAACGGGCGGGCCGCTTCGTTGTCGCTGGTGACGCGGGCAGGCTCACGAGTCACGTTTGCCTTGGCGCGGGCTTCGAGAGCCTCAACCGCAGCCAACTGCTCGCGGACGGCCTTCAGTTCGGATTCCTTTGCATCGACCGCCTGCAGATGCGCCACCGGATCGGCGGCACCGCTGGAAGCGGCGAGAACCGCGCTGTACTCGGTTTCGAGCGCGGAGACCTGAGAGAGTAGCTCTCGTTTCGTCATCGTTCCCCCTATTTCCCCAGCACTCGCCAACGCCGCATCCGCAGCGCCAGTTCGTACTGGGCTCTTTGCTGGTCCGCGCTCGGCGCGGCCGTCAAACTCGTCGATAAGATCTTGGCATTCGGGTCGGCTCCAATCGGAACAACGCTGATTTCGTAGGGCTTCCACTTGCGGGCCAAGTATTGCTTGACCTCGGCGCCAGGCTTGGACTCGACAACGAGCTCGCCGATCTGAACGCCCATAGAGACGTTGCGCAGGATGCCGTCCTGGATGTCCTGCCATGTGCCGTTTACGTCCTCGCGATTCGAAAATCGCAGGACGGCCCGGTAGCCGTCGTCGGCGCGGCGGGCGGACTCGACCACGCCGATCACGTACTCGGTTTCGTCGATCTGATGGCCGTCGAGGACGGGCGCACCAGCAGACAGCGCGGACAGGTCGGCGCTGTCCATGTCGAAGCGCAGCTTCCAGCTTTCGCCCGTGAAGAAGTCGAACCGCTCGACCGTGGCCCCTGAATAAAACAACACCTCGCGGCGCCGCGGGCCTTCGGCCTTCGGCTCTTCCTCGTCGTCCTCCGGCGTCGGCATCGGCGCCATCAGCTGGCCGGCCAGTTGAATCTTCAGGTCTTCAATCATTGCCGCACTCCCGCTTGATCTACCGGTATCATTGCGCCCTGCACCAGATACTTTTCGCCGCCGTCGTACGGGTTCAGGTTTTCCTTCGCGCGGATCTCGTTCGCGTTCAGGACGCCGATGTTCCGCATCGCGCTGTAGAACGTCGCGCGGCTGGCCGCGTCGCCGCGCAAGAGCGCGTCCATGTTGAATTCGGCATAGTAGGTCTCGGCCTCGCGCGGCCCAAACAACTGCAGGTTGATGCGCTTCTCAATGCGCGTAAGCCACGGCCGGATCGTGTGCGTTGCAAAGTCGATGCCCTGATGCTCGATGTTGTTATTCGTCGAGCGCGTCAGATCCTGGATCATATGCGGCGGCACCCGGAAAATAGAGCAGATATCGGCCTTCTGATACTGGCGCAACTCCAGAAACTGCATGTCCCGGTGATTGATCGCAACAGTCTTAATTTCCGCGCCCTGCTCCAGCACGCCGATCTTCCCGGCGTTGCGAACGCCGCCGAAGTTGCTCATCAGCCACGTCTGCAGGTTGTTCCGGGCCTCGTTGCTCAACGCCTGCGGCACGGTCAGATACGAGGGCGGCGTGGCGTTGTTGCGGAAGAAGTTCGCCCCGTAGCCTTCGGCGTCCTGGGTCATGCCCAGCGCCTGCGCCATGTACGAGACGGGCGAATGCCCGACGAGATTGTCCTCGCCGTCGTAGCCCAAGCCGGGGATGTGGAGGATGTCGGAGGCGGTGTACATCTGGTTGGCGTAGGTGTACACAAGAACGCCCGTCTCCGGGTCGCGCGCCACGCGCATCCCAGTCGGCGAGAGCGGCACCAGGCGCACGACGTCGCCGCGCATATTGGTTACGATGCGGGCGTAGAAGTTGCCGTGGAGGCAAAGGCACTTCGCGGCAAGCTCCCAGAACTCGAAGGCGCTCATGTCGTCGTTTGGCGAGTCGTGCAGCAGGTAGTACAGCGGGTGATTCCGGTCCAACTGCCGCCCGTCAGCCGTGCGCCGGAACACGCCGCAGGGCAGACTGCCGATGGACTCGGCGATCACGCGGACGCAAGCCCAAACAGCGGTGATGCGCATGGCGGAGTCCGTGCTCACGAACCACTTCGACCCGGTGACGGGCTTGTACCACCAATCGCTATCCGGCGGCGGGGTAGCTCCGAGTTTTACCATCAGGCGGCCGAAGGCATTCATGTTGCGGTAGCACGAAACTTTCGAGTCGTGCTAACAGCGTAGCACGAATTTTGTCAACTGTAGCACGGGTATTTTTTTCGCGGCACTACCAACTGATCGTCAGCGGCGTCATGTCTTCGTACACGCTGCGCTCAGCCCGCACGTCCTGAACACAAATGCCGGTCGCCATTACGGCGGCGATGACGAGGTCGTTGCGGCTGGACTCGCGGCGTCTGTCGGAGTGAATCGGCTTGATATTGCCGGCCGGGTCGGTGCTGATTTCGGTGCAGTCGACGCACCAGCGAAACAGCGGATTCCCGTCGTGGACGAGATTGCGCTCGTGGATCAGCGCTTCGAAGCGTTTGCTGGCCGGGGACATCGACCCGTACCCCTGGCCGAACTCGACGACCTTAATCCCGGCGTCCATCAGCTGCTGCGCGGTGTCGCGGGCTCCCCAGCGGTCGTAGGCGATGGCCCTGATATTAAACACTCGCGCCAGGTCCGTGATGTGCGCGACAACGTGCCGCCAATCGACCACATTCCCCGGCGTCAGCCGCACGTGCCCGTCGTCGGCCCACAGATCGTAGCGGACGCCGTCAGAAAGCGATTTGTCGCGCGCGGCTTGCTCGGGTATGTAGCCCCAGGCTCGATAGTACACTTTGCCCTGATACGGCCAGCACAGCGCGAACGCGGTAAGGTCACGCACACTGGCAAGGTCCAGCCCGCCAAAGCACGGCACGCCCGTCAAGTCCGGAAACTCGTCGCGGCAGGCGTCCCAGTCGCGTATCGGTATCCACTGCGAGTTCGCCGAGGTCCATTGGTTCAAGTACAGCCGCCGAAACGTGTTCTGGCGCTCTGGGCGGGCCAAGGCCTGCCGGAACTCCTCCTCGTAGTCACTCAGTTCGTGCAGGTGGCCCAGCGACGGCAGCGCCAGCGGCCAGAGCGTTTGGTCGGTCCAATCGGCGTCGGCGGGCACTTCGTAAATAAGAGGGAAGTAGCTGTCGTCCTTGACGTCGCCGTCGAGGACTCGCTTGGCGTAGGAGTACTCGCGGTAGCAGATGGACTCCTGCGAGGAGCCAGCCGTGGTGATGGTCACCCAGAGCGGATTGCGGCGCGACTTGCTGCCGGTGGTCAGGGCGTCGTACAGTTCCTCCTCGGCGCGGCCCCAGGCGTGGAGCTCGTCGAAGACGACCAGCGATGGGTTATACCCGTGCTTGCCCGCGCCGTCTGAGGACAGTGCGCGGATAATCGAGCCGGATTCCTTGTGGCGAATCAGTTTCCGGCTTTCGGTAACTTGGACAAGCTCTGATAGCTCGGCGGATCCGCGGATCATGCTCGCCACGGCGTCGAAGCAGATCGAAGCCTGGTCACGGTCTTTCGCGGCCATGTAGATCTCTTGGTTGGGCTCCGGGCTCAGGAAAAACTCGGCGATCACCAGCGCGGCAACGGTCTGGGTCTTGGCCTGCTTGCGGCCCATGGAGCAGTACGCCTTCCGATACACGCGGCGGCCGTCCGCGCGTTTCCAGCCTAATAAATTCGCGATCAGCTTGCGCGAGTGCGGGAGGAGCACGAAGGGCTCGGGGCCGCCCGACTTGGTCGACTTGGTCAGCGTCAGCGACTCGATCACGGCCTCAGCCATGGTCACCGCGTCGGCGTCGAACCAGATATCAGGCCTTTCGTTTGGCAAGCTCAAGCACCTGGGACAACTTCGATTTCACCGGCGCCTTGGCAACGTCGCGGAGGCCCGCCCTCGACCGTGCGCGTGGCCCCATCAGCAGATGGCCGCGCAACTCGTCCATTTGCCGGGTAATCGCCAGCCAGAGCCGGTCGTCTGTCGCCGAGTCACGGCGGACTGTCGCCGTGGCGAGGTCGGCGTACTGCGAGGAGTCGATCTGGCGAATTGATACGCCAGCGGCACGGTTCTCGGCGACCAATCGCTCGAAGACTTTCTTCTCCTTGGCGGTCAGGCCGGGCGGAGGGACGATGTCCTCCTGCACATATTCGACGGGCTTGGCGTTCTCAATTCGGGGTTGCGGTCCTCGAAGTCCCATAAGCGTAGCTGATAGTAGGCTACCACAACACCAAAACTGCCTGTGAATTTCGTGTGGACAACCTGTGGATAAGTCCATGCCAGTACTAGTGGTTTTTCAATGGTACCTGTGGAAAACCTGTGGAAAACCGGCCTAGGCAAAATGGCGATACTCAGTGTTTCGTGCGGACGGGTTCCGGAAGTCGTCTCTTCT